CGGGTTGGGGCGGGGTGGAATATTAAAGAACCCCGGCACGCACGGACAAAAGGAAAGAGAGTAAAGTGTGTGAGCCTTTGCCGGGTGCCGGGGAGTGGGGCCGCACAAGGGCCTTGCACCCTTGCTGTGCCGTTGCTTGGGAACACAGCGCCCCTGCCAAAGGGCCGGCTGTGCGGCATAAAAACAGCCAGGCGGGGCATGGCCGTCTGGCTGAAATGGGGAGGATAAAATGACAATACAAAAGCCGTAAGGACGTTTTGGGTTCCTTACGGCTTTTGATGATGGTATTATAGCATGTTTATTGG